GTCTGAGCTTCTCCCTAGCGAGAAGGTCGATATTGGCAAAGTCCGCCTCTTTGAGAATGTTGGTTTGGCTAGCTTTCTCCTCCACAAACAGTGGAACGGAGCCTTTGTAGCCCTCGCCAACAAATACAGGATCCGTGACGGTTCCAACTTCACCATCGGCATGAACCCCTACACCGAGACTGGAGACCTCCTCGAGGAACTCCTTAAGATCTCAGACAGTGGTGAAGATGGAGACTTCAGCAGATACGACAAACGCATCCCCCTCCAAGTCCAGTTCGCCTGTGCTCGACTGAAAGCCCGCTGGGCACACAACGCCCGACCCGACCTTTCCCTTGACTACCTCAACAACGTCTTCACCTCCCTTGCCCATCAGAATTCCCACGAACTCCATACCTGCGAAGGTGTCGTCTATGTCACCAACGGCTCCTTCAACTCTGGATGCTTAGAGACCAACTTGGACGATGGTATCTTCAATATCATCATGAGATACTACATCCTCCTACAGATCAGCAAAGAGAACAAGAACTTCCTCAGTGAACACGGAGATTACGAATCTCTCCGAAACACGGCAAAGTGCGTCCGTTTCTTTGTCAACGGTGATGACATCATCACGGCCATTCACCCAAATGTGCAAAGCTTCTTTAACTTCCATACCTTTAAGAACGCTTACGCCAAATTCGGCATGGTCTATGACCTCACCACAAAGACCGGAGGAACGGGCATTCCCATCAAGCGCGTTCTCGACTTCAACTTCAGTTCACGTTCATTCATCCAACTTGGAAATTCTGTCACCTTCGGAGCCCTCAAGAAAAGCACCATCGAGCGCCTCTTCCATTGGACGACCAGCGCCACTGAGGAACAGTATGTTCAAAACTTTGAATGTGCTCTCCTCGAGGCTCTCTTCCATGGGAAAGACTACTACAACGAGATACTGCGAGCCGTTCGCGCCTGTAGAGACTACTGGCTAACACTCACTGGCACACCGTTGAAAATTGAACTTCGTTCGTACGCAAAGTACCTCGCCAAGTTCTTAAACGAGCCAGCCGTAGAGTGGCTGATATCTACTGGTTTATTAGAAGAATACCAAAGTATCCTATCTGTTCACACGCCCACTATGAGCTATCTTGCGAGCCGATCCTGCTCCACTTGTCATACCCAACATCCCGACCAACGATCATATGTCCGCCATTGCCTCAATAGTCATCCTAGGAGCGAGTCTACTATCCCTTGCCCTAACGCATTTTGTACCGTTACTGGTACAGCAAAGGAGATTCAAAGCCATCGCTGCGAGTTCTCAGGCCTCTGGGTCTGTCTTGACTGCACGTCACGCTTCGACAGCTACCTTGCTGCGGCTAACCACCACCGGTCCGCTCATCAGAGGAACACCATCACCCTCGGTGACTATTTCGGCTCCTGTCACGGACGCCTTAGTCTTGAAAGTGCAAAGAGCGCTACTGAACAATCCCAGGGCAACAGCCATCCAACTGTAAGCCCCAACGCTGCAAACAACCCCCAAGCAGCCACGCCAACCGTCGTGAATAACGGACAACCTATAAGCGAATTGGACACCTATCGCTCAATCGTCCAAGACCTCGTCAACAACCATGTCACCCTCGCTACGAAAGTGGCTCGCCTCACTGACGCATCCCTTTGCTATGTGCAGGTCAAGGAAGCATGGAAAGAAGGTTGGCTCCCCAAAACAGTCGACCGTTTCCGCTACGAGGAATCCGCCTCCTTCAGAGGAGCCATCAAGTTCGAGTCCCTTACCATCCGGGACGAGTTTCTCTGGAACCTTTCGGAGAAACCCATCTTCCAGAACCCTGTCGGTTTCTTCATCACTGTTGAACCTGAGCTCCGCCCTCCCGTCACCACCACCGTCCCCGCAAACCCAGGACCTGCAGTCACGATTGGACCGCTTGAGAGTTTCCAGTCAGCAGCCACACCACTCGGAATGTTGCAAGGACCCGCCGGAGGACCTGCCAGTACCGGTGCGCAGCTCGAGCCGACAACAACCGCCACCGCGCCTGTTCCAGACCTCTTTGCATCAGGCGCTCCGGTCCCAGCCATGTCGATCGACACAACACCAACCGCGCCCAACATGGAAGTCTTCTCAGGCCCACCACCCGATTTCATTACCCTTACCGGACCCCGCTTTGTCATGGAAGACGCCGTCTATAACGTCCCGCACCTCATCCACCGAGGCACCGTTGAGACCAGTGCCGAATCGGGTAGCGTATTCGGGGAACTTGTCTACGGAGTCTCGATCTCACCGACGCTCCGTTACTACATGCAAGCCCACCGCTACTTCACCGGCTCGTTCACCTTTAACATCAACTTCTACTCGAACGCCGCAGTATCTGGAGCCATCATCATCGGCTGGCAACCTATCAAGAAGGCCGCCTATACCATCAACGACCTCATGTCAGGCCCGCACCAGCAAATCACGCTCCAAGGTACGACGACAACGACGATCGCCCTCAACGACATCCGCCAGACCTTCTACCGCGAAACCCAGAAATTCTTCCTCGAAGATGACCTTGACCAACGCCCACGCCTAGTCATGATGGTCCTTTCCCAACTCACGACCTTCACAACCGACCCAGGCGGCGTGCTCAATTACCACATCTACGGAAGACCAACACCTGGAAACTTCTTCGTCAACCGCTTCATTGGATTTAACAACTCTCCGAACCAGGACATCATCTTCCCCGGTGATTTCTACATCGGTAAAGCCGCCCTCGTCTCCGACTCCAACTTCGGACTGTCCTTCAACGCAGACGATTACGACAAGTTCGTTATCACGACAGACTCCGGCTACAACAGAATGACTGACTTGGCCC